AAAGATGTTNGAGAACCCCACAAAGAATGTTTATTGGTTCGACCATGGTGAAAGACCCCGCCACTCCCAATCTTGGAGCAATGATTCTCCAGAATTGTATGAAACGCTCACCGTGTCCAGCCCCCAAAGGAAAGCCCAAGACTGGCGCACTATTATTGATCGCGTCATCTGACATGGCAAATGATCCAGAAATCAGCAAGCACATGGATGCTGCGATTGGATATGTTGGGGGCAGAACGGACACACTTTTTTCAGGCGTTTATATTAATGATAACGTACCTGGGCTCGTTGCCTTACTATGTATGAATGGGCTACCCAAAGGAAAATAACAAATGAAGATTAGCAGGTCTCAACTTAAGCAAATCATCCAAGAAGAGATTTTCGGCGAAAGCGGCGGCATAGCAGGGAACTTTGGAGGCGCCGCCGGCGCACTTGGAAAACTCCGCGAACCGAGTCCACCTATCGAAGACATTCCGGACTCAGCCATTCAACACCAAGCTGCCGAATTTTTTTTAAATCTCGAACTCACTGGAAAAGTAGTGAAAACCTTAGTAGAAACCATAGCCATCCCCGATTTAATAGAGCTAATGGATAAAATTCCCAAATTAGACACAGCCGCAGAGGAAGAACAGGTAGTATAAATGAAACTTTGGAACAAACTTAATCACTGGCTCGATTGGCGCGGCATTAAGTGGACCGATATTATCGGCTCGGCCGTAGCGTTTGGAACAATCATCGGACTAGTTATAATATTAACCTGGGCAGGATTGCAATGAGAGAAAAGCTTCGACGATTATGGAGCGTAGACGTGCTGGCTGTAGGGCTGGCATTCCTTGCTTTAGGATACGCCTGCTGCGTCCATCATCGAGCCCAAGAAAGATTAAATCAAATTGAAGATGTAATAAATCAAGGAATTCATATTCCTAAACAAACTCTTCCCCCTGTACGACTGGAGCCTGAATGCATATGAAAATACCCCAAACTATATTGATGGAAGCTATAGATAGTGAGCTTCATGGCGTCTTGCTGGAAAAGTATGCCCAAGTTCAGTTAAAGCAGATTTTGCAAGAACAAGATGAGTACCCCTCCTTGGATCAAACTGAGCGTCTTTTAGGAGACATCCTTGCTGCACTCGGTAGTGTGGATATGAGCATCGACTATCTGACCGCGGCCTTGACAGGAAACGATCCCGCTTCCATCAACATTATGCAGAAGACTGTGGGGCGCTTAGGATCCGCCGGCGCGCAGCTTACCCAACCCGCGACCCCACCACCACCAACACAAGAAGGTGTCCGCGGAGGCCAAGCTCCCGAAGCTCATCATGATCTCGATCCGGAGGGAGAATACCCAGAATTAGAATGGCCAGAAGACTCCGATGAGGAAGGAGATCTCCGAGCCGATGCCCGTTTGGGAGGAGACTGGGAAGGAAGTGCCATTGATGATGAGCCTAAGCCACGCCGCCCCCCTAAAGAATACCGCCGTGAAGCTATTAAAATCCTCGCCAGTTTTAATATAGATGTAGGTCAACAGGCTATTGACATTTTAGCCTGGGAACTTTATAACAAAGGCCAGAGCGCAACCACTCAAGACATGGAGGAGCCCGTAGGAAAAAGCCCATGGTGGCGACGCGTATTAAAAAGAGCGATTAGCGAAGACTTAAAAGCGGGTATGCACAAACCTTTGTTGAACGAGATTAGTAAGGAAGATTTGAGTGTTGTACGCTATCACACCCAAGGACAACCCTATGAGGTAGAAAAACTTCTTATACAGCTATTAGATAGATACGGACTCTCGGTAGAAGAAATAGCTCAATTAGCATCATATACCGGCGAGATGGAGCCCGAAGATGTTCAACAAGAGCCGGATGCTCTTCAACAGATTAGGGAAGAGCTTCACGACTATTTAGAGGAAGTTTATTCTAAAAAACAACGAGACTTTATGTGCGCAATGAAAGACGCACCCGCGGGAGATCGACCAGAAAGCCTGTCGCAAGGCGAAGCAGAACATCTGTGTAAAGCCCCCATGGAAACACCAAAATCAAAGAGGAAAAAGAAATGAGTTTATTAACAAAGGCCTGGAATTTTACACGCACGGCGTTGGGTCACGTCTGGGATGTAGTCTTAGATGCAGGATGGTCCGTCTGGAATGAGATCCAAGAGGGCTCCGGCCGCGTCAGTTGGTGGCTATTAGCAGGACTCATCTGGTTCAGTGGAGTCGTAGCTCACGCATGGCTATGGGCTAGCTAATGGCTGAACACAAAGGATTTTTAGATACGTGGTTGCTCAAACTTACGTCGCGTAAGTTGTTGGTATGGATAACTGCGTCGGCGCTAGCTTTTGCAGGCTATTTGACCAGCGGTGATTGGGTTGTCATTAGTACCGTCTTTATTGGAACCCAGGGCGCCGTCGATATTGTTGAGAGATTCAAGGGACGTAAATGACACCCCAGCAATTGATTATCCAGTTCTTAGTAAAGAATTGGAAAGGAGTGTTGATCGTTCTTTTGTCTGGTGTAGTAATGGGCAAAATGCGCTATGACTACAAACAGATGCAGGCCGCATACGAAGCTTCAGAACAATCGCTCCAAGCACAGCTTGCCGGTCTACAAGAGATCCACAAGAAGCAAATGGACGAGATGGAAGATTCCCTCCAGACCTATAAAGATACTCTTGACCAAGTTGAGCGAGACTACCAAGAAAGCCAAGACGAATTGTTAGACTTGATCGACACTCGGCGAGAAGAATTCGGAAGACAGTTCTCCGAAGATCCAGAAGAATTATCTGAGACAATAATGTTGATGTACGGATTTGATTATGTTCCTTAGTCTATTATTAATGTTTGGCAGCCCTGCTCAAGCAGCCGCCGCCGGCCAGTTTACCTTTCTCGGACATCAACAGTGCGCACCCTTTGAAGGTGTGCTATTCGATGTGCCAGCATTGTCTGAAATCCTAGCGCGCCAATCAACCGCCAACCTCGCATGCCAAGCCCGAATTGAATATGAGCTTTCAGTCGAAGCCGCAAGCTATGAGCTAGAACTTCGCAATTGGGAGATTCAATACAACGCGTTGCACGAAGAAACGAGTCTTCTAATCTTCCAGAAGGATGAAGAGATCGATCATTTGCAAAGAGCGCTGTTAAAACAATCTCCACGTAATAATTGGCTATGGGGCGCCGGAGGTGTTGGAGTAGGAATCTTGAGCACTTATGCGGCCTATAGGCTGTTTAATGAGTGAGAAAGATTTGAATAAAATCGCTGCCATCGAAAAGGCAATCTCCGAGAAGTACGGCGAAGAAGCTATCCAGAACCCCCGTGCAAATTGGGACGAGGATAAAGAAAAAGATTATCTTCAACAAATGGAAGAGTTATATCAAAAAACCACCAAGCACGAAAGCTTCCAAGAGAAAATCGATGTAAATGGTATAAAGGTATCAAAGAAACTATTTAATAGAGATTCTTTACAACGTTGTCCTGTGTGTCGCTCTCTTGCGAGAAAAGCTGCAGATGATGTGTGTCTTCTTAAATATGAATGTTGCAACCCTTGCTATATCCAATATGTGGAAGACAGAGAGGAAAGATGGCTACAAGGCTGGAGACCAAATTTAGAGGAATAAACTATGGCATCAATTTACGAAATTGTACAAGGACTATCACAAGCTGCAGCAAACGCTTATGATGGCGCACTGACAGAAGATGGCGACCCATTGCAGGCCGGCCTTCAACGAGAGGAAGGCAATCCCCTTATCGATAAGCGAGTAATGGATGGATTTAACGTGAAGTTTTATGGGAACATGATGTGCCTTTCCTACCAAGCTGAAGTGCAATTAAAAGAAGTCTATGCGACCGGCTTCGAAGGCGACGTCGACAAGCGTTTGACCGACATTGCGAGTTGGCTCAAGAAAGAATACAAAAATATTACCGGCGATGCTGTTACCCTTACCGAAGATGGCGAGGTAGATGTACGCGTCGAAAACAGTTCCCGCATCCGAAGCTGGGTAACTGCAAAAAAACATTATAAAGTAGGGGGCCTTGCGGAGGCGATGAATGATGACAATCAGGGTTCGACTAACCCGGTTGAAAGTAACTGGAAGAGCTTTTTAGATCTTGGCGGCTGGAAAGGGAAGCGTCCCAAGAACGATACCCGCCCCAAGGGTTCGGAGACTGAAAAATGAAAATTTCGCTTGAACGTCTCAAAGAAATCATTATGGAAGAAGTTGCGCGGGCAACCATAGAACAACCCGACAATCTAAATGAATATTTGCCTCCTGGCAGAATGACCCGAAGTACTTCTGGCGATGATCTTCAAAAAATGGCCGACGAAGTTCGAGAAAGTGGTTTGCCTGCAGAAACCATGGTTGATGTTATGGCAGCCTTAAGTGAGATTGGGCACACGGAGGGAACCTTCACATATGAATACTTGTTCCGCCAGCCAAGCGCCAGCACAGCAAGAAGGAACGCCAAGAAGATTTTAGACATTTTAAGTGTCGAGGTACAAGAGCCCGAATCATTCGAAGAAACAATAGAAATCGTAGACGATGAATGAGCTTTCAATTAGACAAGAAACAGCAAGTCAACGAAATCCTCAAATGTGGTAAAGACCCCGCCTATTTTCTCAAGACCTATGCGCGTATATCTCACCCGATGCACGGGTTAATTTTATTTGATACCTATGATTTCCAGGACGACCTGTTACATAATTTTAACGATTATCGTTTTAATATTATTTTAAAAGCGCGCCAGCTTGGTATCTCCACTATCACCGCGGGCTACATTGTATGGATGATGTTGTTTCACCGTGACAAGTCTATTTTGGTAATGGCCACCAAGTTTGCCACCGCCGGAAACCTTGTTAAAAAAGTAAAGGGCATTATGCGAAATGTACCTGAATGGTTAAAGATTGCAGAGATTAGTGTAGACAACCGCACCTCCTTCGAATTGTCGAATGGCTCTTCCATCAAGGCTGCATCCACTTCTGGGGATGCTGGTCGTTCGGAAGCATTGTCATTGCTGGTGCTCGATGAGGCTGCTCATATCGAGGGCTTAGAAGAGTTATGGACGGGCCTATATCCCACGTTGTCTACTGGTGGACGTTGCATTGCTTTGTCCACACCCAATGGGGTGGGGAACTGGTTTCATAAAACCTGTACCGATGCCGAGGGAGGCGCCAATAACTTTTATCTTACCACATTACCATGGGACGTTCACCCTGATCGAGACGAACAATGGTATAAGAAAGAAACGCGTAATATGTCCCGCCGTCAAATTGCACAAGAGCTTGAATGTAATTTCAACACCTCTGGCGAAACTGTCATTGACCCCGAATGCATGGAGTGGTTATTCTCTAATGTGCGCGAGCCTAAACATCGAACCGGGTTTGACCGTAACTTTTGGATCTGGGAAGAATTTGATCCCACGTGCAATTATATAGTGGTGGTGGATGTTGCCCGCGGCGACGGCGCCGACTTTTCAACTTTTCATGTTTTAAAATTAGAAACACTTGAAATAATTGGAGAATATCAAGGAAAGCTCACGCCCGATTTATACGCTAACATGCTTAATCAAGTCGGACGAGAGTTCGGAAACGCCATGATTGTCGTAGAAAATAATAATATTGGATATACAGTACTTGACAAACTGGTAGAATTCGGTTATCCTAATATCTACTACTCTATAAAATCTACTCACGAATATATTGAGCAGCATCAAGCGGAGTTTAGTCCTTCCGCTATTGCCGGATTTTCCACCACTCAAAAGACGCGACCCCTCATCGTCGCAAAATTAGAAGAGTTTATAAGAAATAAACTAATTACAGTATATTCGTCGCGCACGATAAACGAAATGAAAACTTTTATTTGGAAAAATGGCAAGCCTCAAGCAATGAAAGGTTATAATGATGATCTTATCATGGCGTTGGCTATTGCCTGTTGGGTGCGTGATACTGCGCTTCAAACGAACGCGAGAGATTTAAATTATAAGAAAGCTTTTGTAGACGCAATCATTACCACTAAGACCACGATGAACACTCGTATTAGTGGACAGACAGGTTATAAAAAAGATAACTTGCTAGATCAAATGACAGATGCACACCAACTCTACGATCAATACAAATGGATTATTAAGTGAGAAAATAAATGGCTAGACCTACCCACACCCAGAACCCTGCGAACAATCAAAACACTTTATTTAAGGCCCTGACGAGACTTTTCTCCGGGCCCATCGTGAGTTATCGTTCACAATCGGGTCGACGTATTCGTCGACAACATCTCGATAAATATAGTTCCCGTTTTAAAACAGCCTCGGGACAACAGTTTAAAAAGAGTGTATATAACCCTTTAGAGGTGATTGCAAGTAACGCGATCCAAAATCAACGCCGCTCTGAACGTTATGTCGATTTTGATCAAATGGAATACATGCCCGAGATTGCATCCAGTCTCGATATCTATGCGGACGAAATGACAACGTATTCTGAATTACGCCCCATGTTAAATATCCGCTGTCCTAATGAAGAGATTGAAGCGGTGTTGGGAGTTCTTTTTGAGAACATTCTCAATGTTAAGTATAACCTTTTTGGCTGGGCCCGCACCATGTGCAAATATGGAGACTTCTTTTTATACTTAGACATTGATGACAAGTATGGGGTACAGTCGGCTATCGCATTGCCGCCACAAGAGATCGAGCGCCTAGAAGGAAAGGACGCGACTAATCCCAACTATGTCCAATATCAGTGGAACTCCGCTGGCATGACTTTTGAAAACTGGCAAATTTGCCATTTCCGCATCTTAGGAAATGATAAGTATGCTCCGTATGGCACATCAATTTTGGAGGCGTCACGACGCATCTGGCGCCAGTTAACGCTTATGGAAGACGCCATGATGGCATACCGTGTTATCCGTTCTTCGGAACGTCGTGTGTTTAAGATCGATGTCGGCGGCATTCCACCACAAGATGTGGAGCAGTTCATGGAAAAAACGGTTACCAACCTCAAGCGCCACTCCGTTATTGATCCCTCGACGGGCCGTGTCGACTTACGGTATAACCCTATGTCCATTGAGGAAGATTACTTTATTCCTGTGCGTCCGGGATCAGCAACTGACATTGTATCTCTGGCCGGCGCAGAGAACATCACTGCCATTGACGACATTAAGTATTTGCGCGATAAACTTTTCTCAGCCCTTAAGGTCCCACAGTCGTATTTGACAATGGGCGAAGAAGCCTCCGAAGATAAAACTACGCTCGCTCAGAAAGATATTCGTTTCGCGCGAACCATTCAACGGCTGCAGCGAGTGCTGGTGGCCGAGCTTACTAAAATTGGAATTATCCATCTCTATACTCTAGGGTTTCGCGGAGACGATTTAATTAGTTTCGATCTGACACTGAACAATCCTTCTAAGTTGGCCGAACTTCAAGAGATCGAATTTTGGAAGTCCAAGTTTGATATTGCAGGATCCGCAACTGAAGGATATTTCTCCCGCAGTTGGGTGGCTCAAAAAGTATTTGGGATGTCTCATGAAGAATTCATGCGTAACCAACGTGAAATGTATTATGATCGGAAGCACGACGCGGCCCTTCAACAAGTTGCCGAAAGCGCTGCTGCCGAAGGCGGCGGCCTCGGTGGGGGCGACTTAGGTGGAGATCTCGGAGGCGACCTAGGCGGAGACTTAGGCGGCGACCTCGGCGGGGATCTCGGCGGCGCAGAAGAAATGCCCGCGGGCGACGCCGGCGGAGACGAAGGTGGTGGGGGTGACTCTCCCCTCCTGGCAGTTCCGCCCGGTTCTAAAAATGAGCCTCGCTTAACTCCAGGCGCCAAAGGCAAGGTTTATCACCCCAAGAAAGTAGATCGCCGCAATGCCGGCGCGCGCGCCCGTTCCAACGCCGCCAAGTGGGCTAGCGAAAAAGGTCGCAACACAATGCGTAGTACCTTCCCTGGAATGAGCGATATTCAATCCTTAAGTAATATGAATGGGGTGGCGAGTGGGATTTATGAAAATGATACGTCTACTTATAATTTAGAAGAGTCCCAGGAAGAAAACAAGTTATTTCAAATAAACGAATCGATTCGGGATTTGATTAAAGATTTAGAGATTAAAGAAACGGAGCACCAGGATGAAAGCCAAACACAACAAGAAACGAAATAGCGCTTTTGTATATGAAGCCCTCTTGCGCGAAGCGACTGCCGCTTTGCTCAAAAAGGACAAAAAACGATGCGACACCATTATTAATTTATTGAAGAAGCATTTTAAAGAAGGCACACATCTTAAAAGAGACTTAGAGTGTCAGCGCTCGTTGTACGAAAGCCGCGGCATGGAAAAAGAACTGTGTCAGAAGATTTTAAGAGAAGCCACCATCAGCAGTCGTCTCATCGATCCAGAGGGACTCTTTAAACAACAAAGCGCNCTCATCCAAGATATTAACACAGAATTAGAACCGGCTGTTT